GCAAGCGGGAGAGGTGAGTTACGAAACTGAGACCCTTAACAGCTTGATCGCCTCACTGTTCGAAACCGCCCCGCCCAGCCGCTTGGTCGCGTAGAAATTGACATAGGGCTTGTTCGAGTAAGGATCGCGCAGGATGTTCGTCTCGCTGCGTTCCGCGATCAGATATCCGGCCTTGAAATTGCCAAAGGCAATCGGCGTGCTGTTGGCGGCGATATCGGGCATATCCTCGCTTTCGATCACTGGATAGCCGAGCAGCGTATCAGGCTGGCCGGTCACAAGGCCCGGCGTCCAGATGAAAGCACCGTCGGCGGTCTTGAACTTGCGGATCGTTGCCAGCGTGGTTGAATTCATCACCCACACCGCGCCCTGCCGATAAGGCGCACGCAGCGCATGGACGAGATCGAGCAGCTTGTTTTCCGGATTAGTCGTCGGAAGCGCTGCGGCAACACCGGACGGCACATATTGCAATTGGCCAAAGGCACGCGTCGCATCGCCTGCAATGGCAGAAGTGTAAGTGAGGAAGCCTCTCGGCTTGTCAACGCCGTCGCCATTAACGAACGCGGTGCCCTCGGCCTTGGCGAATTGCGTGGCAATTTCATCCGCCAGCCAGGCTTCGACATCAAATTGCGCATCGTCGAGCATAGCCTGCGTCGCTGCCGGATTGGCATAAAGTTCGCCAAAGCTGGGCACGATTTCGTTGAATGTCGGCGTGTTGGTGGTTGGCCGTGCTGCCACTTCGGAGGCCCAGCCCGACGCCACACCATTGGTCGTCACCAGCTTGCGATAGCCGGCCGACCCGACGCGCACGACATTGGCGACGCTGCGAATGGGCGATGCTGCCTTAAGGGTCTTGTCGATAATCTCGTCAATCTCCCGCGGCACGGCAAAGCCGCCATCAGCAGCCACATTGCCCGCAAAGCTTTTCAGTTCGACCTCACGACCAAGACGCAGAAAACCGTCAACAAAGGCCGCCCGTGCAGGATCGGCAATAGTCGCGCCCGAAAGCGGCGGACGCACCACGGCCGGCGCAATCGCCGCCGCATCAAATGCCGCCTCAAGCGGGTCGGCTTTCACTTCATAATCCATGTGTTTCTCCTTGGATGAATCCGCCGCCCGCTTGCGGGAGGGGGGATGTCTTGAGCACCCGCGCAAGCGGCTGCATGGGATGGTTGACGATCGAGACCTCGATCAGGTCGAGGTCGGTAAGTTCACGATATGTTCCATTCGCCTTTTTTACTGTCCCGGCGGCGCGCACACGGTAGCCGAAGGAAAGCCCCGCCCCGTCTGCGACGGGTGGTGCGTCTGCATCCATCGTGGCGACGACGCGAAGGCCGCGATCATCTTCTTCAAGCCGTTCGATAAAACCGATCCGTCGGGCCCGATCATGCTGCCAGAGCAACGGCAGCCCAGCCTTGGCGGCGTGCCCGAACGCTCCCTTGCGCACTATATCGCCGCCCCGGTCGGGATGATCGAAAATGGCGGCATAGCCAGCGAAGCGGCGTGGCTGCAGGTCGCCGACATTCATTTGATCACCAGCGTGCCTAAGCCCAGCTTCACCGCCAGCCCGATCAGCAACACGGCCAAACAGCCGCGCACCAGCCATTCAATCACTGCCTTTCGGGCAGAGCGTTTGGCGTCGCGCCAGGCGGAGAGCAGTTCTCGCAGGTCGGCCATGTCCTTTGCCGCGCTTTCATCGGCAAGGCCCAGATGCGCAAGGGCACGGACTGCACCTTGTTCCGATGCCTTTTCCAGCAACAACAAGGTTTCGGTTTCAACGGTCATCAGGATATCCCCACAATTGAGCGCTTCTCATCAGGCGTCAGAAAATCCGCTGCACTGACCTGTGCCCACAGCCTCTCGCGATCTTCGCTTAGTGCCGCCACTTGGTCGGCATTGACCTTTAGGCTGAGCTCCGGAAACCAGGGCCGCAATCCTTCGGACAGCGCGTCCAAAATCTTTCCTGCGAGCGGCAGGATCGCCTGCCGCCACAAGGCCTTGTTCGCCTCCCGATAATTGGCATAGGTCGCATCGCCCGGTAGGCCGAGAAGCATTGGCGGCACGCCAAAGGCCAGCGCAATTTCGCGGGCTGACGCCGCTTTCAGCGTGGCAAAATCCATGTCGGCGGGCGACAGCGATAGCGGCTGCCATTTGAGGCCACCTTCGAGCAGCATCGGCCTGCCGGCATTGGCCTGACCCGAAAATTGCGTCGCCAGTTCCTCGCGCAGCCGGTCAAATTGTTCGCTAGAAAGCGCCTCTGACGCCTCATGCACCAGCGCGCCCGACGGTCGCGCCGCATTGTCGAGCAGCGCCTTGTTCCAGCGTGTCGAGGCATTGTGGATCGCAATCGCGCCGGACGCGGCCCCGAGGCAGCCCAGCCCATAATGGTCATCCAATGGGTGGTGGCTGCGGATATGGATCAGCTCGTTCGATGCCAGCCGTGTGACTGCCTCCCCCGCTTTGTAGCGAAAGGCCGCAGGCCAACCATGCGAGTCAGCCTCGATCGAAACCCGCTCGGGACGAAGCGCATAAAGTTCGGCCAATGCACCATCGGGCGCGCTGAGCAATTGCACATAACCATTGCCGTGCAGCAACAGTTGCGCGGCCAATGTTTCAAGGAGCGACTGACCGCCGCTGGTTGTCTGGATCAGTGCGAGCGCGGCCTCATCCGATGTCGAAAGCGGAACCGAGGCCACCCCTTCGGCGACAAGCCGCACCGCGCGCTGCGCCACGACATTGTTGAGATAGCCCTCACGCAATTGCGCCTCATAGGATCGTGGCCATTCGCCCAACGCCCCACCCGCAAAGGCGCGCATCAACGAGACATGCGTTTTGGCCGGACGCAGCACCCCGCGCCCGGCCGATTTCCAGCCGAATAGTTTCATTCCAAACCTTCCAAAAAATAAACTGTCACCCCCGACTTGATCGGGGGTCCATGGTCTGAGGCATCGGTCTAAACCTCCATGCCAGACAATGGCTTCCCGCTTTCACCGGAATGCCACGTGATTGACTAAAGTACCCGCACCCGCGGCCCATTGCGGCTTTTGCCAAGCATCAATTCACTCAGTGCCCAGACCAGGGCATCTGCGCGGTCGGGCGATCGGCCGGGGCCTTCATATCGGCCGCCCGAAATCAGGCCGCACAGTTCGTCTTCAAGGCTGGGAAAGCAGCCTGCATGAAAGGCCTTTCCTGCCTCATAAAGCGCGGCGACCGGTTCGGCACGGGCGACCTTACCCCGTGATGCCGATACTTTCTTTACCGGCATCGCCACATCTGCGGCACGCAAGGTGGAAACCACCATATCGCCGCCATTATTCGCCTCTGCGACCACTCGGTCCGCGCCCCAGGCAAGCGCCGCAGCTGCAACCGCCCGCGCCCAGCCTTCGGGCGACCGGCCCTTCACGCTGTGATCGGCAAGCACATAGGCCTTGCCGTCGGCGCCCCTGCCCACGGCGATGATCCCGCATGCGTCACCGCCAGCACTGGCGGGCGGATCGACACCGATGACCACACGACGCATATCCGGCGCGGCGCGCTGGCGACACCGTTCGATCAAATCCCTTGTCCAAAGTGCGTCTTCGGCATCCTGCAGATACTCGCCGAGCAATTCCTGCCGCCCGATCCGCGAACTGCCGTAAATTTCCTGCATCGATGCCCGAAAATTGTCGGGCAGATTTGACCGGTTGGCGGCCATGGCGCCCCGGGTGATCGTGACACCGTTTTCCTGCAGCAACCGGCGGACCAGGGCGACCGCGCGCGGCGTTGTGGTCGCCACTATGCGCGGATTTTCACCCAACCGCATCGTCATCATCAGATTATCCCAAGCATCGATCCCCTTGTCCCATTTGGCGATCTCGTCTGCCCAAGCCAGATGATGTTCAGGACCGCGCATTGCCTCCGGCTCAGACGCTGCAAAAACATGGGCAATGGCACCGTTCGGCCAAACAAGCCGTTTCAGCGATGGCTCCCAAATCGGTCGATCCTCATCCGGCGCGATGGCAAGCAGTCCACTCTCGCCTTCGACCATGATCGTGCGCGCTTCATGCAAGGTTGCCGCAACCAGCGCGATCCGCAGACTGCCGTCTGCCTCCGCGGCGGCGCGTATATATTCTGCGGCCATGCGGGTTTTTCCAAAACCGCGCCCGGCCATGACAAACCAGGTACGCCAATCGTCCTGCGGGGGAAGTTGGTCGGCGCGCGCCCAGAAACGCCAGCGATATTCATATTCCCATAGCGTTTCCTGCTTTTGCCCTTTCATCCATGCCAGCCGCTGTTCAAGCGGCAGGCTTGCGATTTGTTCGGCCTCACTGTTCGGGCCGCAGTTCATCGGTCAACCTTTTGTGCATGGCGGCAAAGCGCGCCTCAAGCCGCGCCTGTACCGATTTCGGATCGCGCGAACGCGATGGAAGCTGTGCCTGCGGGGTGCCGCGTACCGTTGCCTTATGGGCTGCGTGCAAGGCCATGCCGATCCGGGTCTTCAACTGCTTTTGCTTCAGCGTGCTGTCCTTCAAATTGGAGGCAGGCGGTGCAAGTGCCTCTGCCAGAAGATTTGCTTCGAGCCGGGCATAGCCCTCGGCCAATGCTGCGAGCCATTTTTCGCAAAAGTCGGGCGACTTGCGCCGCAGATCATATACCGGCCCAGTGCTGACCCCGGCGGCACGTGCTGATGCAGAAACATTCGCCGTTTGTGCAAGCTGCGCCAGAAACATCCTTTGCGCGGCAGGCGGAAAGGTCTGTGCCCTTGCCTGCCCCATCTTTCCAAGAGCCATCCGCCAATCCTTTCACGCAACAAAAAGGGCCAGCGGCAGCTCCCCTAAATGGAAGACCGCCCCGGCCCGAATCACATTTTCCCAATATCGCAATATTTGCCATATTGGC